CTGCTGTCGGATTAACGCTGCCGGGAAAGTTCACAGCATCAAGGTAAACCGCGTAGGTGTCGATGATACTCACCTTCGCATTCACCATGTCTTTGAACTGGAGGCACAGCGCGGTGATGTGTCCGTCGAGATTGGATACGCTGAGCTTTGGCTCGGCGGCCTGATCCGTTGAAAACGCCATGTCGGTAATCTGGAAAGGCCAGAACTCATAGGCGTTACCATCCCAGATGATGGGCTTCGGCCCCAGCTTATTCTCGTCGCCGTTCGCCGCGTCAATCTCCGCCGGCGTGTGGGGAAACGGGCTGTAATGAAAGCGGTGGATCCCGCCGCTAAACTCTGAGGCGTCCACCTCGACCAGGCGAACTCTGCCACCCGGTGCAAGCATCGCCGCCTGATCGACAAATGCCATTATGCGTACACTCCGTAAGCCCGTTTGATGGTAAACGTCAGCTCAGCAAACTTGCTGCTGATCTGGTTTTTGCGTACCGAGTCTGGGATAACCCGGTACAGTCCCTTCTCTTCGCCCGGCGGCGTGATGATGAAGGCCTTAACAGTGTGGGCCAGCAGAAAGTCGCGGATCGTGTTTACCTCGGCCTCATTGCCGGTATGCTTCAACGGCACCTGGATAGCCGTGGAGTTAATGCCGTTCTCGGCCACCTGTTCATAGCCATCGCCAAACTGCGCCGCACGCACTGTCTGGCTGTATTCAACAGGACCAGCGCCGAGCTGCGAGCGCCAGCTGTAGGTTTCAACTGCCATATTTGCTCCATAAAAAAACCCAGCCGGAGCTGGGTTTAGTTTTGTTTCATCAAATAAATACCCACCTAAGCAGGTTTAAAATCGATTCCTGAATTCTGAAGCATATGATGCCAAAAGCCTCATTCTTTCATAATCCTGGGCTTTTCTGTGTGCCAATGGATACTGGTTTTCATCATAAAGATTTTGCGCATATAGCAGAGCCGAATCTGAGGTTCGATCCCATTGAGGCGTACTTTCTACAACTGGTTGGCCTTGCGGAGTAATTAACTTTTTCTCATGCAATCCAAGATGGATGTGCATCAGGCCAGAACCAACAATTTCCACTGGCCTTTCATAATCGGTATCTCTTCCGAAATAATGAGGGAGCTCATTAGTAGCTTTGTATGCCTGAAAGTCATCCAGTAAAGACTGCTTTAAATCAGGAAATTCAACAAAGATTGGTTTGAAGAAGAAGTCGTAACTTTTGACATTATAAGTGACAGTTACGTGCATTCCTCACCTCAATGAAAGCGGCCAGAGAAAAATGTCTCAGTACCATGCTTGGCTAGCAAACGCAGACCATCAATATTAATTTCACTAGTGAAACTATTGACGCTCTTAACCATCTGATTAATAAGATGGTTTAATTTTGATGCAGCAGAGCGAGCCTCAGCAATAGTGGTCATATAAGGTTTCAAAAGTTCTTTGTCATTCTCAGAACAATTCTTGAAAACATTTTTTAGACCGCCTTCAAGCCCACGCAATTGAAGCTCAATTAGTTCAGTCTGAACAGGGTCTAATTTCTGGATATAAAAATCCTGCTCGTTTGCTGGTGCGCCGGAAAGAAGCGTATGA